ATCACTTGTACGATGCTTTAAGATACGGCATAATGTCAAGACCACGATTTAGCGTATTTGATTATGACCCATATAGCAGTTCTTCATCTGGTATGAGAGTTGCAGATAATGTGTTTGGTTATTAAGGAAAAGTAAATGGCAGAAGAAAACGAAACATTTATAGAAGATGATTCAATTGTCTTAGACGATATTGAAGAAGATGTTACAGAGGATTCTCAGACAGAAAATATCATTCCATTTATTATGGAACGTTATAATCGTGCAGAAGATTATCGAAGACAGGATGAAGAGCGTTGGCTAAAATCATATCGCAACTATCGTGGTATATACGGACCAGAGGTTCAGTTTACGGAAGCTGAAAAATCTCGTGTGTTTATTAAGGTAACTAAGACAAAAACACTTGCAGCCTATGGTCAAATTGTAGATGTATTATTTGCCAATAATAAATTTCCTCTTACTATAGACCCAACTGAATTACCAGAGGGCGTAGTTGCAGATGTTAATTTTGATCCACAGGAACCAGAACAGCTACGTTCAAACGGTATGGATGAAACAGTTAACCCATATGGGTTTGCAGGAGATGGACGTGAAATACCTGCAGGTGCTACAGCTAGAACACTTGCAGATAGTCTAGGTCCAATGGAAGATAAGTTTGAGGGCATTGATAATTTAAAACAAGGCGTGGGTAAAACACCAACTGCTGTTACATTTAGTCCTGCAATGGTTGCAGCTAAAAACATGCAAAAGAAAATACATGACCAACTAGAAGAGTCAAATGCATCTAAACACTTACGTAGCACTGCATTTGAAATGGCTTTGTTTGGCACAGGGATTATGAAAGGTCCATTTGCTGTAGACAAAGAATACCCAAACTGGGATGACAACGGTGACTATGATCCTAGTTTTAAAACAGTACCACAAGTAAACCATGTATCTGTATGGAACTTTTATCCTGATCCAGATGCAAACAACATGGATGAAGCTCAGTATGTAATTGAACGGCATAAGCTATCACGTTCTCAGATGCGTAATCTGAAGAAGCGTCCTTACTTTCGTTCTCAGGTAATTGATGAAGCTATCAAGTTAGGTGAGAACTACGACAAAGAATACTGGGAAGATGATCTATCTGATTATGCACCAGAGCATGGTGTAGAACGATATGAAGTTCTTGAGTACTGGGGTATGGTAGAAACCGAAACTCTTGAAGAACAGGGAGTAGATATTCCAGAAGAACTAATGGCAATGGATGAGTTACAGGCAAACGTTTGGATTTGTAACGGTAAACTTATTCGCATGGTTCTTAATCCATTTAAACCTGCCACTATTCCTTATGTAGCATCTCCCTATGAACTTAACCCATACTCATTTTTTGGTGTTGGTATTGCTGAAAACATGGACGATACCCAAACGTTAATGAATGGTTTTATGCGTATGGCTGTAGACAATGCAGTTATGTCAGGAAACTTGTTAATCGAAGTCGATGAAACTAACTTAGTTCCGGGCCAAGACTTGTCAGTATACCCCGGTAAAGTATTTCGGAGACAAGGTGGTGCTCCGGGGCAAGCTATCTTTGGCACTAAGTTTCCAAACGTTTCTGGTGAGAACATGCAGCTATTTGACAAAGCTCGTGTACTTGCAGATGAGTCAACAGGCTTTCCATCCTTTGCACATGGACAGACAGGTGTGCAGGGTGTAGGGCGTACAGCTAGTGGTATCAGTATGCTTATGGGTGCTGCCAGTGGTGCAATTAAAAATGTGATTAAAAATGTAGATGATTATCTACTACGTCCACTTGGTGAACGTTTATATCGTTTTAATATGCAATTTGATTTTGATCCAAACATTCGTGGTGATCTTGAAGTAAAGGCACGAGGAACAGAATCACTTATGGCTAACGAAGTACGTAGTCAACGATTAATGCAGTTTATGCAAATTGCAAGTAACCCAACTCTTGCACCTTTCGCAAAATTCCAGTATATTATTAGGGAGATTGCTAAGTCGTTAGAACTTGACCCAGACAAAGTTACTAACAATATGAACGAAGCAGCGATACAAGCAGAGCTAATGAAACAGTTTCAACAACCTGCTGAACCTGAAGGAGCACCTGCAGGAGCAGATGCAGCAGACCCAACAGGAGCAGGTGGTGGTAACATAGGAACTGGCATGGCTCCGCAACCTAATGAACAAGGATTTAGTGGAAATGATCAAGGACAAGGAGCACCTGAACAAGCTCAAGGGGTTGGTGAGCAACCAACGACAGTGGGGCCAGTTCAGTAACTACATAGATTTTTTAATAGATCAACAGCATCGTATTATGGAACAAACAGATAATTCGATTGCAATGCACAGAGCACAAGGTTCTATTTATACATTACGAAGATTAAAGCTTTTACGTGATGAGGTACTAAAGCAGGATTAATATGGGCTTACTAAGTAAGATATTAGAAACAGGAGCAAAAGGGGCAGATGTATCTAAAGCTGCTCGTTCTATTCCTAAAAGAGAAATGAACCCCTTATTAAAACGAAGGGGAGAAGAACTACGTAAAAAAATAGAAGAAGAAAATGTCGGTCTTGGAGAGGACACAACTGTAGGTAAAATGTATTCTCCACTTGTGTCTACCGTAGAACAAATGGACATAGGGGCAGGGGGAACTAAAGGCGAAAACATAGAAGCATTTTTACGTAAACGTGCTCCCAATGTTACAGAAGCAGAAAAACAATTTTATGGATTAGGTTTTTTAGCAGATGAACCCCAAAGAAAATTTACACGTGAAAAAGTTCTTGAAGAATTAAAAGATGTAAACACAGAATATACAATACGTAAAAGAACTACATATGGTGACGGTGACTCAACACAACAGTTTGAAACCATGCAACGTCAGCCCATAGCTGCAAGAAAAGAAAAATACGAAGAAATTATGGTTGATGCCGATAAAGGCAGTATTCCACTAGGAGAAGAAAAAGCACATTTTAATCCTGATACTGTGGTTCACACACGTTTATCTGTAATAAGACCATATGATGACCCAGACTATAAAGCGGTGTTAGTAGAAGAAATACAAAGCGATCTACATCACATTACTAATATGACAGATGACCAAGTACAAGGAGTTTTAGCGGAAAGAAAATACACTCCTTTTAGTGGTTTTTATGAAGAAATAAATCCTTTTATAGAGGCAAATGATACAAATAGAATACGTATACCTGCTTATGAGTGGCATGAATATACTGTAGATAGTATGGCATACGAATTTGATTTAACAATAGGAAACAAAAAAGCTCTTCATTCAGTAATTGATGCGTATGATAGGTTAGAAAAATTAGAAAGTGCAACACGTATACAAGGCGCATTAGACAATGGAAGAAGACAAATAAAAGAAGAGCTTCGATTAAAGTTAAAAGACAACGGAATTGAAGTAGATGCACGTGATCCTTACAATTTAATACAAAAAGCATATAGGTATATTTTAGAATTAAATGAAGATGCAGCAGACTATGTAGACTTTGATTCTTGGGGAGGCGCAGACGATGGTATGGCAAATTATTTTGAAAGTCAATTAGATGTATTTATTCCTGATATAATGGACGAATATAATGATATGATAATGACTAACATTAAAAGAAATAAAGGTCAAAAAGAATATAAATTAGACCCAAGAAAACCTGCGCCAATACAATCTAAAACAGAAGTAATGCGAAAAGGAATACTTGCTAACATTGCTTATGCAAAAGAAAATGGTATTAATAAAATTCTTATACCTAGTCCTGAAGAAATTGCACAACAAAGAGTTGGCACATTTAGACAAATTTCTCATGAGATAAAAGATCAAAAGCTTGTAGAAAAATATTTTGAACTAGAAGAAAAAGGATTTTCAGATAAAGCAGATGAGTTAGCACTAGAATATTTTACAAAAGTATTTACGCCTTTATACGAAAATGCAGCAAAAAAAGTATTGCGTAGTTTAGCAAACGAAACAAAAGGTGCTATTAAGGTAGGCACAAAACAAATGCCTTACAGAAATGTACTAGAAAATACAGAAGAAATGAAAACTCTTATAGAAATAGACATTACGAATTTTGAGTTTGATCCGAAAAACGATGCTTTGAGATTTAACAGAGGTGGATTAGTAGCATGATGAATAGACCCAACTTAATGTATAAACAAGGTGGCCTCAATGATGAAGGTGGCGAAATAGATGAAGTCTCAGGCAACGAAGTTCCTGTAGGCGGCACTAAAGAAGGTGTACGAGATGACATTGACGTTAACATGAGCGCAGGTGAGTTTGTTTCGGATGAAGCAACTACACGTTATCATGGACTAAAAACATTTTTAGGTATGCGTGATGAAGCTATTATGGGTATGCAAAAAATGGAAGCAATGGGATTAATGGGTAATTCAGATGAAGCAACATTACCTTCTGACATGCCGTTTGGCATGGGCGATCTTATGGTTGTACAGATTGACAAAGATGGAAAAGAAAAAGAATTAAACATGCAGGAAGGTGGTTTAGTAGATACACAAGAGGCATTATCTTTACCATCAACTACTGGTGGTACGGTTTCTCTTGAAGATCAACAACAAGATGTACCTATGCAAGATACAATTGGTCCTGTAACATTTGATGAAGTAATGTCAGATGCAAAAATGGAATTTAAAGAGTTTCGTAATGCTGAAGGTCAAAGTCTTATGGTTCCATTTATTGGTGGTGTGGCTCTTTATCCTATACCCCCCGGATATGAATTATATACAGGTGAAGGTGATGAAATAACAGAAGTACCTGAACTTCCTGATCCTGCTGCAGCAATTACCCCTTCTAGTGATGATGACGGTAGTAACGATGCTGCACTTACAGCATATCGTTCAAGTAAAAAAGATACATCTATTCAGTGGGAAACATTGTCGGATGATGAATTTATTATTGAAGCAAACAGACGCAATGGCTTTGGTCGTAACTTAGCTATGGGTGTAGCTTCACTTATTAGTCCTCTTGCTGCAGTAGGCATGGCAGGACTTATGCGAGTAGAAGATAACAAAGTACTTGCTATGGCAAGATCACGACTAGCTGCATTGCCAAAAGGTTCTGCACAAAGAGCGCAGTATGAAAAAATGATTGAGTCATATGAAGCTCGTGGCAAAGGTTTGTTTGGTAGTATAATTGGTAAGATTGTTGATACTGTAAGCGGTATGCTTGGTTCTACAGATGAGCAAAAAACAAAAGCTCAAAATGCAAACTTAGTTGCTAACAGTGGTACAGTTGTAGGAAAGTACAGTGTTAATGGTCAAATAACTGAAGCAGGTATTGAAGCACTTAATGGTGGTATTGTAGAAGGTGTTACTACTGAGCAATATCAAAAAGCTCAACAAGACTTAAACTCACAAGACCCAGAAACTAAAGCAGCAGCACAACAAGTTATGTCTAACTATATAGGACAAGAACTTGGTAGTTTTGTAAATCAAGATATACTAAATGCAGCAAAGGCAGGTCTTGGTGGAAGAACACCAACACAAACACGTATTGATCTTGTAAACATTGCCTATCAACCCTCTACTGTTTTAAAGGAACAACTAGACGGTTTGACACAAGGACAAAAAGATTTCTTAGGTTACACTGGTCAAAATTATTTAGATGTTGTTGATTTTGGTAGAGAGCAAGTATCTCAGATAGCACCTACAGGATACACAACAAAAGCACCTGATAGATCGTTTATGGGTCCAGATACTATGTCTACTCGTGCTGCATTTTCGGGTGACACAAGTGGTAATGTACTTACACAACAAGATATAACAAACCAAGAAAAGAAAGTACGGCAAGATCAAGTTAATTCTTTGATTAATATTGGTGTAGATAGAGCACTTGCAGAAGCATCTATACCTGCAGTTGGTATGGGATCACTTCAAAGTTTTACACCTAGAGAGCCAGATGCATTAGAAGGACCAGAGGCAGCAGGAAGATTTCAAACAGTAACACCTGCAAAAACAACACCTACACAATTAGGTTTTGGTGATGCACAATTTGGTGAGTTTGGGGGGATGGAAAGTCAAGAACAAGTTGACGTTGGACCTGCTTTTGATAGACAAGACTTTGGCAAAGTAGACTTAACATCTGTAGACAAAAAGAATGATCCTGCATACCCCGACTATTATGCAGAAAGAATGTTACCTAGTCCATTTGAGGATGTTGATCCAAATACAGGAAAGGGTTTACTAGAAGGTCAGACTACAGAAGCATTTAAAATAGGTTCTGGTCCAAGTCCAACTGAGTTAGGTTTTGGTGATGCACAGGCAGGTGAGTTTGGCGGCACTCAAACAGCAGATAGTCCTGCACCTGATTATGCTACAATGAGCATGGGAGAAGCAGGTAGAGGTGCAGAACCTACTACAGTAACACCCAAAGTTGACACAAAAACAGTACAAGATGAAATGGCTAAACAAGAAGCTAGTTATATGGAAGCTGCTTTTGGTGATCAGACAACAGATGCACTACAACTAAAAGACGTTGTACCAGAAGCTAAGATGTCTTTTGAAGATGCTTTTGCTGCTGCACGTGCAGAGGAAAAAAGACTAGGTATTGCAGCAGGTACTTCTCAGTTTGAATATGATGGTAAGATGTTTTCTACAGCTACTAAAGATCAAGCTGCAGCCAAGACAACTAAAACAGATGAGCAAAAAGGTAAGTATAGCCCAACTGCAAACACACAATTGTCTGGTGGATACGAAACCAATACGCTCAGTGATTCAGAACAAGCTGCGTTTGATGCTGCTGTAGATCGTGGTGATGCTAATGTAGCAAATCACTTTGCAAAAGTAAATAGATCACGTAATAAACAGGATGAGTTTGCTGCAAGTAACTTTGATCCTACAGTTGGCAGATCATTGGGTCTTTCAGAGTTTGACATGGAGCAAGCAAAAGAATATGGTGGTAGTGTACAAACAGCTATTAACGATGGACGTGCAAAAAAAGGTGATGGTATTTTTGCTAAAGTAGAAGTTATTGATCCTAAACCAACTAAAAGAAAAGATGATGATGGACCTAAAACTACTACTAAAACAACTACAACTAAGAGCAGTAAAGATACCAACATTGCCTCATCAGGTCGTAGTGAAACGCAAGTTCAAGCTGATATTAACAAAGCACTTAAAGATTCTGGCGGTGCATGGACATCTGAATTAAATGATCTTGTATCTGAACGTGACAGTGCTCGTGCAAATCAAGGCAGTTCATCTTCCTCTTCTTCATCCTCTGGCGGTGGAGGAGGCGGTGGCGGTGGAGGCTCATCGTCAAGTGGTGGTGGTTGTGTAATTGCAACTCACGCTGTAGCCAACGGTTCATTTCAATGGTCAGATAAACAAAATGCTTTGGAGTGGTGTAAAAATACTCTTCACGATAAGTGGTGGGGAGAAACAATGCGTAGAGGTTATAGATACTTAGGACGTAAACACATTGCTAATGGAACAGCCGAAACTGTATACAAAGAATTTAAAGAATGTATTGAGTGGGCAAATGGCAAACGTCCATTTAATATAAAAATTGCATCAAGATATTATTATCGTGCTGCACAAACATTTTTTGTTGGACTTTTTATAAAAGAGGACGTATAATGGACAGACAAAGTACATATGGAGAATACCTATCTCAAGTAGGTATACGTTATAATAAACTTTCAGAAGATGAAAAAGATATAGTACGTGCAATGCGTGGTACGCAACAAGGTTTGGTTCTTAGTAAGGTACTAGGAAACGAATTGGCTCTTGCTGACTTGGGAGTAAAACGTACTCCAACAGCAATGCCAAAAAGACGTGGACTAGCTACACGATAAATTAGTTAGATATTCTGGCTACTCATCCCCCATCCAACATGGCTACGGTGGCCCCAGTAAAGGAAAAGTAAATGCAAGACGCAATGGTAGAACAAGTAGAAACTAAATCTGCTTTTATAAATAAAAAATATAGTAACGAAGATAAGAGAAAACAAGAAGAAGAAGAACTAGAACAACTAGTAGCTGAACAAAAGGGTGAAGCAGTAGAAGCTGAACCAGAACCAGAGAACGCAGAAGAAAAATCTTTTAAAAAACGATATGGTGATTTAAGACGCCATATGGGTGAAAAAGAAAAAGAGTGGTCTGAGAAATTTAACTCACTGCAATCACAGCTAAGTGAAGCCACTAAAAAAGAAATGAAGCTACCTACATCTGAAGAGCACCTAGATGCTTGGATAAAAAAATATCCAGATGTAGCAGGGATAGTAGAAACAATTGCAATTAAAAAAGCAAAAGAACAATCTGCTGAATTAGAAGAGCGTGTAAAAGCAGTAGATGAAATGCGTGAAACTGCTGCACGAGAAAAAGCTGAAGCAGAGTTAATGAAGCTACATCCCGACTTTGATGACATTCGAGAGAGTGATGATTTTCACGAATGGGTAAATGAACAACCCAAAACAATTCAAGATGCATTGTATGAGAATGATACAGATGCTCGTACTGCTGCTAGGGCAATTGATTTGTATAAATCAGATAAAAACATCACTGGCAAAAAGAAAAAGAATACAGACAAAGACGCAGCTAAATCTGTAAACTCACGTAACTCACGTAGTAGACCAGACACAAGCGATGGTTCAGGAGCAATCTTAGAATCTGACGTTAATAAAATGTCTGCACAAGAATACGAAAAGAAGTCTGATGAAATTATGGAAGCTATCCGTACAGGCAACTTCGTATACGATTTATCTGGTAATGCCAGATAACTATTGACATATAGTTTTTTATAAGTATAACTATGTGTATACCGTAAGTGGCACAGCCCCTGTAGAGATGGAATACCTGTGCCTCTTACAAACTTAGCAAACAACATATCCTTTCGGACAACCTGATGTCTCATGGCCCATTAAATGTAGTACAGGCCAGTATTACATAAGATGCACCCTAGTAGAGTTAGCCTCTGTATAAGTATAGTTAGTTTTGCATCTGTCGTGCTCAATGCTATAAAGGAGAAATATAATGGCATTTTCAACTGCAGCAGGTTACGGAAACTTACCAAACGGTAACTTTTCTCCAGTAATCTACTCCAAACAGGTGCAACTTGCGTTCCGTAAGTCATCTGTTGTTGAAGCGATCACAAACTCAGATTACTTTGGTGAAATCGCCCAAATGGGTGATTCAGTAAAAATCATCAAAGAACCTGAAATCACTGTGAAAGCTTATGCACGTGGTACAACAATCACTCCACAAGATTTGGATGACGAAGACTTTTCATTAACAATTGACAAAGCTAACTACTTTGCCTTTAAAGTTGATGATATTGAGGAAGCTCATAGTCACGTCAATTTTTCTAGTCTTGCAAGTGATCGTGCTGCGTACAGACTATCCGACCAGTTTGACCAAGATGTTCTTGGCTACATGTCTGGTTTTAAACAATCTGCATTACATGGTAACGCAAATACTGCCAATACAACACCTAACGGTAGTGTTGCTGTGTCAACTGCAGGTACTGACGAATTGCTTGCCAACATGAAGTTAGACGGTTCTGACTTTAATGCAGGTACAGGCGGTCAGTCAATTGCACTTCTACCAAGAACTGGTGGTGCAACTGCTACACCTTCAACTGCAGGTGAAGCAAACCCACTTCAACTTATTGCTCGTATGGCTAGAAAGCTAGATCAGCAAAATGTTGACACAACTGGTCGTTGGCTCGTTGTCGATCCAGTGTTCATGGAAATTCTTCGTGATGAGGACTCACGTCTTCAGAATGCAGACTTCGGTGAATCTGGTGGTATCCGTAATGGTCTTGTTGTAAACAACCTACACGGTTTCCAAGTACACGTGTCTAATAACCTACCAACTTTTGGTACTGGTCCTGCAACAAATGCGGCTTCAAATGCGTCTAACTACGGTGTTCTCGTAGGTGGTCACAGTTCAGCCGTTGCTACTGCAGAGCAGATCAATAAGACAGAATCATATCGTGACCCTGACAGCTTTGCTGACATTGTTCGTGGTATGCATCTATATGGGAGAAAGATTCTCCGTCCAGAAGCGTTAGTTAATGCGCTTTACAACTTGCGATAAGGAGGACTAAAACATGGCTAATATAACTGCACTTTTACATCCTGCTTCTGGCAATTCACAGCGTGGGCGTAACCCATACTATGTCGATGTTACTATTGACTTGACAACAAACAGCATTGCTCCGGGTGATACTATCCAAGCAATTACTGTTCCTGCTAGTACATTAATATTAGCAGCAGGTTTTCAAGTTGTAGAATCGGCAACCATGAATGCATCTACAGATGCTACTGCTGCTCTAGGTTTCACTGGTGGTGATGTCGATGAGTTTGCTGCAGCACTAGACATTGATGGCGCTGCTGATGGTGCTTATGCTCCGCAGGTTGCAATTGATGGACTTGCTCTATCTACAACTGGTGATACAATTGACTTTGTGTTAGCAGGTAGTGGTGCTTCATTTACAGCAGGTAAGCTACGTGCTTTTGCTGTAATGATGGACATCAGCGATCAAGGCGACATGGCTGCTAATGAAGTAGCTCGTGACGCTCTTGCGTAACTAAACAACTGAGAGGCTGCTTTCGAGTGGCCTCTCTAACTGTATATAAAGGGATTCAAACATGGCTATCACAACAGCAATGTGTACAAGTTTTAAACAAGAACTTCTTGGTGCGGTCCATGATATGGATACCCATACTTTAAAGCTTGCACTAATTAAAAGCGGTATGTCTGGTACATATGGCGCAGCAACAACTAATTACTCAGATGTTACAGGAAACTCTGACGAAGCATCAGGTACTAACTATACTGCAGGTGGACAAAACCTAGATAGTGCTGCTATTACAGCAGATGGTACAACTGCTATTGTAGACTTTGCAGATGAAGTATTTTCTAATGTAACAACTTCAGCAGCAGGTTGTATTATATATAACTCTTCTGCTTCAAACAAAGCAATATGCGTAATAGACTTTGGTGGTACTGTAAGTGCTACAGCAGGTGACTTGACTATAGAATTTCCTGCAGCAGGAGCAAGTACTGCAGTAATACGTATCGCCTAACGAATGTCTTTCTTTGACTCCTCTGATGCCCTCTATGGCACAGGTAGGCATGGGTCTGCTAGATACGGTAAAGTATCCCCTGATGTAGCCGTAACAGGAGTTGGTGCAACTGGCGCAATAGAAACTGTAAGCGTTGGTGGTTTTGAAATTGACATATCTGAGAACCTACTCAGTGTATCAGCAACAGGTGCAATTGGTTCTCTAGGTGTAGGTGTAAGTGAAACACTTACTGGTGTAAGTGCTACAGGTAGCATCAACACAGTAAAAGAAAATGTTGCAGAAGAACTAGGAAGTGTAACGGCTACAGGTGCTATAGGCACAATAGAGCCACAGGTAGATGAAGACTTAAACAGTGTATCAGCTACAGGTGCAATAGGTACACTTAAAGTAAACGTAAGCGAAACTTTAGCAAGTGTATCTGCCACAGGTGCAATAGCCACAGTAGAAGCTAAGACTTCTGAAAGTTTACTAAATGTAACAGCTACATTTTCAATAGGTACAATTAAACCTAATGTATCTGAGAAACTAGGAACAGTAGTTGGAACGCTTGGTGCTCCTTCCGTAACTGCTAGATCATCTTCTAAAGCAGAAATTGTAGGACTAGAACTAACTGGTAGTATAACAGAACCAGAAGCTACTGTAGATGAGGCACTGCAAAGTGTAGCTGCAACACTATCGCTAGGTAGTATTAGTGTAACTGTTACTGAAAAATTAACAAGTGTATCTTCTTCTGCCTTAGTAAATTTACCAGTAGGGAATGTGACATCTATACAGTTTGATTATGAAGCGGTTAAAAACAGATATAACAAAAGAAGAACTGTAATACTACCAAGGGCTGCATAATGCCTAGTACACAATTTGAAAGAACAGTTTTAATTAGAAGTCAAAATAGGATTGTATATATTGATCCTGCTACATTGACTACTGCTAAAGAACGAACAGTGATAGTAGAACAACAAGACAGACGAGTTTCTATAGAAAGAAAACCAACATCTGCAGATCGTGTTGTTTACGCAAATGAGGATTAATATATGAGTTTTCGTTGGCCTAGTAAAGACCCAGATGAAACATTAGACTACAGTGTAGATTGGTCAAGATTTCTTGACACTGCAATTATTACATCTGTAATATGGTTTGTTAAATCATCTTTGTACAGTACCAAGACAAGATTAAATGCAGGACAAAATTTAACAAATGCTTCTAGTAATGCAGTTACAGATACAATACAAAATGTATCACAAACTAATACCAACACAGTAGCAACCATAAATATATCTGGTGGACAAAACAATGTTGAGTATACTTTCTTTTGTCAGATGACAGATGATACTGGTAGCACAGCAGAACGTAGCATTAAACTAAGACTAAAGGAACGTTAATATGGCGTATGATTATCTTGGACTTGTCAATGACGTAAACAGAAGACTTAATGAAGTAGAGCTTACAACTAGTAACTTTGCTACAGCTAAAGGTGAGTATGGCATGATTAAAGATGCTGTAAACTCATCAATACGTTATATTAATCAACATGAGTATGAGTGGCCTTATAACCACGTTACTGCAGATGAAACTATGACTGCAGGTGTAGTACGCTACGCATTTCCTACAGATGCAAAAACAATAGATTTTGATAGTTTTAGAATAAAACGAAATGCTACTCTAGGCAATGACACCAGACGTATTAAAGTAATGTCTTATGAAGAATACCTAGATAAACATATAGATATAGAATACAACACATCTAATAATAGGGCTACACCAGATTTTGTTTTTAGAGCACCTAATCAAGAATTTGGTTTTGTAAAGAATCCTGATAAAGCATATGAATATGTTTATGAATATTATCGTTTGCCTGTTGATTTAATAAACACTACAGATGTTCCAACAGTACCCGAACAGTTTCGTTACATCATTGTAAATGGTGCTATGCACTTTGCATACATGTTTAGAGGGGAAACACAAGAAGCACAGGTAACACAGGCAAGGTTTATGGAAGAAATAAAAAGTATGCGTAGTCTATACGTAAATAGATATGACTATGTTAGGTCTACCGCTATAACTCAAAGTAATACATCAGTCAGTTCTTTTAGGGTGTTTTAATGTATGCCTACCAATCGTCAAACATTTCCCATTCAGTTTAGTGGTGGGCTAATAACAAATATGAGTCCACTGCAGCAGGGTTTACAAATGCCCGGTTCTGCAAGGATACTACGAAACTTTGAACCGTCTATCGAAGGTGGCTACAAACGAATACTAGGATATAATAAATACGACTTAGATACTATACCACCATATGGCATACCTGTTGTAACTGGTGCGTCACAAACTGGTACAAGTTTAAACATTGCAAATATAAGACAGACACCAGAGACAGGTGACAAGTTTAAACTAATACACGGTACTGCTAATATAAATGGTACATCTACTATTGCTACTGTAAATGGACCAACTGCTCTTGTTAACGGTGCAGTAACAGCAGATAACACTATAATTGTAGACACTGTTGCTTCTGGTGCTATAGCAAAAGGTCAGGCAATAACAGGTGTAGGTATTGGAAGTAACATTACAGTATCTAGTGTTACTGCAGGAGCAAGTGGTAACTTTACTGTAGTATTATCTAGCAACGTAACTGTAGCAGATAACTTAGCATTACAGTTTACCTTTAAAACTACTACCTTTGCAATAGATGGTGTAGTAGGAACAATACAAACAGGAATGGAAATTGTTGGTACTGGAATACCAAGAGGAACAACAGTAGCAGCTTTTTCATCACCTAACATTACAATAGGTACGGCTGCTGATACTTTATCTTTAACACTTACTGATGATACTGCGTTACAATTTAAAACTCCGTACACCGTTGGTTCTAGTGTTACATTTGATGATGATGAAAATAGAGCAACAATAGACATATCACCTGCTCTTACTGCTTCACCTGCTAATGGAGATGATGTAGAGTTTACTAGTACAAACAGTAAATATCTTACAATAGGGTGTGGAGTATTTCTTGACTCAGTTATTGTAGCTAGAAATGAAAGTATAGTAAAAACATCTGGTAATGGGTATACACTTGTAAATGTACCTACGTATGGTACAGTTCTTGTAAATGCAGGATCACAAACTGGTACTACTTTAAATATTGATGGATTAACCTCTACACCACAAATAGGTGATGTGTTTAAGATTGCAGGTATAGATAAGATATATACTGTAACTGCAACACCAACAGTTAATGATGCAGGTGAAGCTGCAGTAGCAATTGACCCTGCACTAGCTAGTTCACCTGCGGATGATGCAGCACTAACTTTTTTAAGTACATCACGAGAAAATGGTGGTAAAACTAGATTTTCTAGGTATAACTATACTGGATCAGAAAAAATTGCAATCGTTGATGGTATCAATGTTCCTGCACTATATAATGGTTCTCAGTTTACCGCACTTAACGATGCACCTGCAGATGTATCAGCAGCAGAGTTTGTAGTAAGTTTTAAGAACCAACTATTTTTTGGTAAGAATAATCTACTAACATTTACTGCACCGTTTACAGATACTGACTTTACAGCAGCAAATGGTTCTGGTACAATATCTGTAGGAGCAAAAATTACTGGTCTAATTGTATTTAGACAACAACTTATTATCTTTACTGAGTCATCTATATTTCAACTTTTAGGAAATACAATAGGAGACTTTAACCTACAACCAGTAACAACTGATATAGGTTGTGTAGATAAAGATACAATACAAGAAGTTGGTGGTGACGTAATGTTCCTTGGTCCTGATGGCCTAAGACTTCTAAGTGCTACAGATAGACTAGGTGACTTTGGACTAGGCGTTGTATCGAAAACAATACAGAAAGAGGTTACAGATTTTATTACAGCCAACACATCTTTTACAAGTGTAGTTATACGTGATAAATCTCAATACAGAATACTAGGTTACAATAATAATATTGGACAAGCAAATGCCCAAGGTATACTTGGTACACAAATGGCAGGTCAAGGTGGAGAGGGCATGGCATGGGCAGACATAAGGGGAATAAGGGCATTCGTAGCAGACAGTAGGTTCTTCCAAAACTCAGAAACAATTGTATTTGCAAATGATGATGGGTTTCTATATCAGATGGAAGAAGGTAACAGTTTTGATGATGGTAACATACAAACTACTTTTGCAACACCTTACATGCCAATTAATGATCCAAGAATACGTAAGACATTTTATAAGATGTTTTTGTATACTGATCCACAAGGTAGTGTTTCGTTTGATGTAAGTTTGAAATTAGACTTTGACCAAAAAGATAGTGTACAGCCAACACAAATTGATTTTAATAATACAACTGGACAAGTTGCTTTTATGGGTGCAGCTACATTTGGATCAACAGCGGTGTATAGCTCCAAACTAAAGACACTGTTTGAAACACAAATAATTGGATCAGCTTTTGTCGTATCTCTACAATACACATCAGATAGCGTAGACCCCCCATTTTCATTAGACGCTATCACATTAGAATACGCAACCAACACACGAAGGTAGAATAATATGGGTACAGGTTACACACGGAACGATACAGCAAACAACATTGCTGATGGTAACGTTATCAACGCTGCAGACTTTGACGGTGAATATGACGCAATTGAAGCTGCATTTAATTCTTCTAGTGGTCACACTCACGATGGTACTGCTTCTGAAGGTGGTGCTATTACAGTTATTGGTCCTGCCCAACAGCTAGTAGCAACTTCCTCTGCAATTAATCCTAGTACAAATGCAGGGTTAGATTTAGGTACAACATCACTACAGTTTAAAGATTTGTATATTGATGGTGTTGCTTATATAGACAGTTTTGGTGGAGACATGGCTGTTGACACAAACAATGCATTACAATTTCGTGATGCAGACCTGTCTATTAACTCTAGTGCAGACGGACAGCTAGACGTTGCAGCAGATACAACAGTTAAGTTTACTTCACCTGAAGTTATTATGACAGATGATGTAAGACTTCAGAGTGATGCTTCCATACTTACATTTGGTGCTGACGATGATGTTAAACTTACACACGTAGCAGACACAGGATTAGGCGCAACAGCAGCTAGTGGTTTTCAATTATCATTACAGACATCTGATATATCTGTAGACAGTGGCAATACAATCGGTAAGATTAGTTTTAATGCTCCACTAGAAGATAGTGGGTCAGATGCTATACTTGTAGGTGCAGAGATTGAAGCTGCAGCAGAAGCTAACTTCAG